TTGTATTACAGGCATTAACCAATCCCATGATTTATGAAATTTTAAAATATGTCCTTTACCTAATTCAATAGTATCTATTCTACATATTGTTTGGCCAGGTATAAACATTTCATTATCTTTACAATTACTAGTTTTATTAGCTCCTATAAAGTCAGCAATAAGCTTATTGTTTTTTATTAATCCTTCCATAATTTATTGTCTTATTTTGTTTAATAATCTGTAAACATTCTTAATTCCTTTTATATTATCAGGCAATGGTAGTTCTCTAAAGTAATTAACAGCTCCATCGAAATATAGAGGACAAATAGTACCTGCACCACCATCTCTTCCACCTAGTATTTCCATAAATCTAATGTTATCTTTAAAAGCTTTTATGTCATAACCCCAATAATCAGGAATATCATGCCTAAACGGACTAAATAAACCTATTATAACGTTAGCATCACGCTGCGTTAATTTACAATCACCTAAACCATCTAAAGTAGGCTTTAATTTATTATATTTCTTATTCTCATTTGATTCCTGAGAACTTGCTTGTTGTTGAACAACAATAGGAATATAATTAAATTTATTTCTTAACCTAATAAGATAATTAGAAGATAATTCTACTATAGATTCATGTAAAGATAATTGCTTTATTCCTCTTTTTTCAGTAGAAATTAAACTTATATGGTCTATGATACACATAACATATTCATCTGGATCATTAGGCTCATAATAATCATCTACTTTTTTAGATTCTACTTCTCCAGTTGATCTATCTACAAATTCTATAGTTTTTTGATGCTGAGTTCCATTTACTCTTGCATACGATTTCATAAATTTGTATATACCTGTTGGATTTCTAATATCATCAATAAATTCAACTATCTCTTCTATTTTTTTGAAATAAACTTCATATTTCTCAATAGTTTCAATAACTTTATCACTTAATATCCTGTCTGCTTTGGTAGATTTTAAGTCTCTTGGAGAAACTCTAATTCCTTCTTTAACATACAAAATATTTGAAAAAGCAGATAGCATTTTTTCTTCTTTGCTCATCTCTAACGAAAAATAAAAGATTTTTAATCTAATATTTAAATTATTGTCAATAACTTGTTTAATTGTATTATATAAAAACAAAAAATCAGTTATTTGAGTTTTTCCTACTTTGCTATTAGCTGTAAGCAAATAATATTTCCCTTGCTCTATCCCTGGAGATTCTTCTTCAAATCTTGATAAATTCCAGGGAATACAATTAATTTTACCATTTAGTAATCGATCTTTTCTTTTCTTTATAAATTTTAACGTATTGTTAAATAACATATTCTAAGTTTTAAATTAACTTAGATTGTTTGTTATATTATTTATTTAAATAAATTAAAATCATTTTTATATTCTTTTTTAGTTAACTCAAATGCTTCTTCAAAAAGTTCACTTAAACATTTATTTGGAAATAAGTCTATATAAACTTCTTCATCTATTTCATCATGTATTTTGTCTGAATTTTCAAAAATTTCTACAGTTTTGCCATAACTACTTATAAAATTAAAAGCACATTTTGTTTCTTCTGAACCAAATAAATTATCAATTAAATTAGTATATCCGTTTAAAAAATTACTAATATTTTTATCATTAGAAAAGCATTTTTGAATAAAATCTAAATTATAGTTAAAAAGAATTTGTAATCTTTTTTTAGATTCTTCCTTTGAATACATACTATGGGCAGGATATAAAGATACAAAAGATTGATGAATAGTAAATTTATTAATATCTGGACATAATAATAACGTAGGTAAACGAAGATATACATCTTTATTTGGATAACTATAATATTTACTCAAATAATATTTTCTATTAATGAATTTACTAGTATCTATAAGTATATGCAAAAAATATTCTAAATATTCTTTTAGAAATATTATATAACTTTTTTTTGAATGATTAAACTCATTATATCCTAAAAACATATAATATATAGCATCTAAACTTCTATGTCTTTCATAAAGTTTACGTTTACTATATTCTAGTTTTCCATCTTTAAAATAAGTATTTTCACTATAAACATTTCTTTTTTTTAAAATATTTTGACTTTTTCCTAAAGTTAATAAATCTCTAGTAGTTCCAAACATATTTGTGTTTTTTAAAATACTAGGTCTGATTAAAGGTACTACTTTATCATACCCTCCCATAGCATATAAAAATGGAAGTTTTCTTCTTTTTTCTAAAGGCTTTTTATTGTGCCTTGTAACTAATATTTCCATAATTATTTATTTTAGTTTTAAAAATTCTACTTTATCATTGTAAAAATAAATCAAATCATTCCCACTATTAAAATTTGTAAAAGGAATGCTTTCTTTAAAATTATAATATTTCCTTATAATATTAACAAGATCATGATAATTATTAGGCATAGTAAAATCTATAAAATTACTATTAAAAAATCCTGCCCGATTAATAACTTTTAAAATAAAATTAAAAAATTCTTTACTTATTTTTGAATCTCTTAAATTTCTCAAAGAGTTTGAATTTCCTAAAGCACTACAAATCTGAGAATTTTTATTAATACTAGCTATAAAAATAATTCTGTTATTAACCTTAGCATTTATATAACCACTTCTATCATAAATAATTTCTAAACTTTCATTATTTTTTAAATCAATTAAGTCAGGAATATAAAAATAAATTTCTTTTTTCTTTTCATTAATAAGAAAAAAACATGTTGACATACAACTAAGATAATCTTTTTCAACGAAAGATAAAATAAAACTATTAATTGAATTAGTACTATACAATCCTGTATTAACAATTTTCTTAAATTTTCTACCATAAGGAAGAGAAATACTTTTATTTTCAAGCTGTTTTTTAATATAAGTAATTAAAAAATTAGGATTTCCTTTAATTTCTTCTTCTTTTTCATATTTTAATGTTAAAAAATTCATGATGTAGTGATTAAGATATTATTATTAATTTTTTGTCCGTTTTTTTGTAAAATAAATTTTACTATTCCTTCAAAATATTTTTTGTCACCAATAAAGCCACGAAAATTATTTGTAATTTTATATTTTAAAGATTCAAAACCAATAATTTTAGTACTTTTTAAAGTATAATCTAATCTATTGGTAACAAATAAAATACTTTTATTTCCTGTAAAATATGTACAAGATATAATTAAATTATATATATCATATTTTAATTCTTTAAAATATGAATCAACAACTTTTTCATTAATTTGATTTTCACCAATTGCAAAATTAGATATATTTTTAGTTAATACAATTGAATTTATAGTTAAATAAGCAAATCCACAGCAATTAGTATGAACTACAGGATTATATTTTATATTAAAAAAT